CTAACACCTTTGAATAAAAAGCCAAGTTTTGAAAATGCATCATTAGCATCTTCTACGCCCTGTACAGCTTTGCCTGACATAGTTAAGCCAAGTGCAGTTGCTTCACCAGCCATCTCTTTTAGGGCTTCTTCTCCTAGCCCTAAAGTATTAACAAGCGCAACACCTTCAGAGTCAAACAGCTTCATTGCTAATCTGACTTTATCTGCTTCCGTATCTACATCTTCAAAGGCTTTTGCAAGCATTGCCATCTGATCTTCTAGTGGCAGTTTGATAATTTCTCTTGCGCTTATACCTAATTCTGCAAGCGCACCTTTTGCTTCACCTGTACCTATAGCAGCTTCTGCAGCTCTCCGCGTGAACCGTTGCAAAGCCATGTCCATCGTTTGTGTAGATACGCCAGTTAAATGCGCGGCATAACGCATCTTGGCTAATGCTTCTGTGGTAACACCAATTTTTCTAGCTGTTTTGCCTAATGAATCAGTCGCTTGCATTGAGCTTCGTATCATCATGCCGAAGCCAGCAACACCAGCAACTCCAATCAACGCGGTTTTAAGATTTAATACTGATCCAGCTACAGCCCTTATACCTTTGACCGCAGAACCTAATCCAGCCTTTGTTTTATCAAAAGCCTTAATTGTAATGTTCATTTGTTGATTAGCCATTAGAATCCTTTAGTATAGAAAAATATGCCATCCACTCATTAAACTCGGTAATGCTCATTTGCTCTACCTCGCTTATAGTCATGTGTAGCCGATCAGCTAAAGAAATCAAATTCATTCTAAAGTGATCGGTTTTTAGTTTTTTGCTAAATCTTCCTCTGACTGAATATCAGCAAACATCTGGTTAGCAATATTAGATATAACATCTGTATGCTCGCCCATCAGTTCTATTCTGTCGTCAGCCGCAGTAAACAACTTTTCGCCACTTTCATCAGTTGCTTTCATAACTATTAGATCAACCATAGCGGCAATAGTTGTGTTATTCAGAAAGTCGGGGTGTTTCTTCTGTAGTCTATTTAGGTCATTACAGGTTATAGGTCTGCAATACAACTTAAATGCTCCAGATTTATCACCCCATTCAGGCACAACAACTTCTCGCGCTTCTACTTTCCTTCTTGTGCGTAACTCTTTAGCTAGTCCCATAGTTTATATCCCCTTAATTATGCGTCTGCTTCTGTAACTGCTCCAGAAACTTGAATTGCTAAGCTACACTCAACCATGCCGTCAGATGCTACATTAACTGATTTACTTGTTACAAAACCCTCGCCACTGTACTTCTTACCAGTGCCAGCACCATTAGGTAGGATTTCAAAATCAATTTTTTCTGATGAACGTACAGAATCGTCAGCATCTTGTTGACCTACATCTGCTGAATCCCAGTAGCACTCAATAGAAACTGTTGATGTACCCTGTCCTGCAAGATAAGTTCTTTCAGTGTCGCCCATTACAGTGCTTTCGATAGTGTCTCTTGTTTCTTCAATGCTAAAGGAGCGAACTTCACCAACTGCGGCTAAAGTACCACCATCAGTTACTAATTTTACAACTCCGCTATTACCTGTTGCTGTTGCCATTTTATTTACCTCATAAAAGTTAAAGTGTACCGCGAGTATATTTATACAGTACGCGGAGTGTTATGATTACCCCACCAATGGGGTCAATCGAACCTTCGTCAATCTCGACAGATATAATTTGCGTATCTAGCGCATTGCCATTTCGCAATCTATCTACATCAAGACCTTCTTCTATTGCTTCAATTATATCATTTCTAGCAGTGTCAATCTTACTAGATTTAACATAACAAACAAGTTCATAATTAATCGTTGCCATTCGTGATGATAATGTACCGCCAACAGTAGTATCTTCTCTATCTTCATCTGCGCTTCTAACTAAAACCGCAGGAAACTGTGCGTTAGATAGTTTCTCAAAATCAAATGGCTCTCTTGTAACATACTTAATGTTCACTGGCTTAGTAACATTTTTAAGTGTATCTACAATATCTTTTGCTATGTTTTCTCTAATACTCATTTGATATACCTAAAAAATACTTCGCCTAACTTATTTCGTTCCTTCCTGGTGAATCCAAAGAAAGGTCGTGTTTTATCATTCATTGCAGCTTTTTTAGCTTCTGTTGCTCTAGTAAAAAATATATTAGCCTTTCTCTTACTAGCTTTTGTAGTCATAGAACCTAGCATTTTGCCAGTAAAGTTTAGGTCTGGTTTTACACCCCTACCTTTACTTTTTCTGAACTCTCTATAAGCCTTATTATATCTTTTAAAACCGCCTTTAAGACCTTTACCTTTTTCAGTTCTATCTTCAATTATATTGACACCAACTTGTGCCGTTATTGATAATGCTTTTTTAATGCTACGATCTACATCTTTACCTTTTTTCTTTAAAGATGCGCGAACCTTTTTTTCATTTGTTGTTACATTAATTTGCATTATCTAGCTAATCTTCCTGAATGAACTGATTTTCTTTCTTCTGTTGTAATTACATCGTCATCGTCAGCATCGTATTCAATGCCATCTTTCAGTAATTGCTCGTATTCTTCGCCATATCTAGCTTTATAAAAATCTATCATAGCTAAAAAGCGATCATCTTGTACCCAATTAGTCAGTTGCGGTAGAGCATATTTCCATAAGACAAGATAGGCAGATAATCTAGTAAATTGTGCTGAAACCAATAAACTATTATTCATTTCGCCACTAAGACCTTTTCTGTCCCACCAGTCTATTCTTAGATTGCGTCTTATATCTGATTGCGCTCTATCGTGTTCATCTTTGAAAGTATCTATGCCTAACTGTAATATATCAGGCACTAGGTCTTGCAAGTCTTTGTCTGTTGAATATGCCATTACCATTTCACCTTATCTGCCCAATAAGCCGCAGACATCTTGCCTTTGGCTATGTTCTTAGCGTGTCGTTTTTTAAACGCTCTACGCTTTGCTTTATCTGCTTGCGATTCGCCTTTTCTTGGTGGCTTGTTGTCTGCCCCCTGCTGACCGAATCTAATCAGCCTTATCTTATCTCCTTCTTTGGCTAATACAGCGTGAGACTTAGTCTTGTGACCAGATGTTCGCTTTGGCTTGTTGTAGCCGCTAAACCTTTCGCCTCTATAAGTAATTGCCATATTAACCTCAGAAAAAGAATAGCCCCCACCGAAGCAGGGGCATTCGTCTTAAAGTGCAGCGTCAGCAGTGATTTTAACACCATAGCTGTCGTCTAGTTCAGCAACACCATAGATTGCAGTAGCAACCATTTCAGTGCCTCTGCGAGTAGCGTTACGCTGAGTCTCTAAGTTGAAGTCGCGCTTAATAGCGATTGCAAGTGCTTCAGGAGCGAATACACCAGCAACAGCATCATCGTTACCATCAATAGAAACATTAGCTGACTCATATACATCGATACCAGCAATAGAACCAACATAGCCATTACGCATAGCTTCGTTTTGTAGGTCTCCACCATTCGGGTTAGCAAAGGTGTTAGTAAGACCAGCTTTCAACTGATACGCTTGGTAAGGATGCACAACAGCAGCCATAGAACCAGTTACTTTGTTGGCTCGTAGAGTAGCAGCCGCCTTAAATAGATCTGAAACCGCGATCTCTTGACCTGCCGCACCTAAAGCACCAGAGAAGCCAGAGAACAAAGCGATAAGGTCAGTATCAATCTTAGTAGCGATAGCGTTACCAAGAACAGTACCTAACTCATCAGCAGGGTTGCCAGCACCCATAGCCGCTAGGTCAGTTAGAAGTACGCTGTTACCTACTTCTGAACAAGTTACTGATACAGATGAAGTTGAAACATCAGTGTCAGCAGGAGCAGTACCTTCTTCTAGTGCCGCAGCAGTCACCGCAGGGTATTTTGGCACTTGAATTACTTTACCAGCTTGACCAGCAATGTTGTACTGAGTTACAAGACCTAACATTAGGGATTGTTCTTCAGCAGTGAATCGGGCTTGCGCCACAATGTTGACAAATAGATCGTCTAAAGTTGTTGAATTAGTACCTGATATAGCCATTTTAAAATTACCTCAATAAATAGAAAGAAAAATTTTAGCCTTTCCTTTTCATAGCAGCATAGGCTTCTTTGCCACCGCTATTCCAATTCTCGACCATCCAATCCACCGATTGAGGCTTCGGAGTAGAGCCACCTGTGTTACCCATACTACCTGCACCGCCACCAGAGGCGCGTACAAAGTGTGGGTTTGCAGTCAAAAATTCTGTAACCATCTCATCGACAGATAACAGATCACCTTTGTCATTGTAACGCGGAGTTCCGTTATTATCTACAATCTCAACAACACCATCATCGTTGAGTCTTGTCTGCCCTTTCAAGAGTTGTGTTACTTGCGCTGTATCAACTGCGTTATTACGACTCGCTGCACTGGTTAATTGTCCATCAATCAACGTCTCTTGTAGCCTAGTCTTATAACTGTTAATCACTGCGTCTTTCTTTTCGACAGTTTGCTTTAAGATAGAATCAAACTCTCCGCGCTGTTTTTGTTGCTCTAGTTCAGCTTGTTCGCGCTGTTCAAGTAACTCCCTAGCTTCATCTAGGTTTATACCGCCCAGCTTTTTATCAAACTTTCGCTGTTCTCTAGCAATCCGATCAGCAACGATTCGGTCTAGTTCTTCTTGTGAAAATGTCTTTGCCTGAGTTGTCTCTGTTGCCGCTGTCTCAGTTACAGCTTCATCTACAGTTTCCATGATTTCATCGCTCATGTTACGAACCTCACTAGGAGTAGTTGGTGAATAAATAGTTTAACACATTACTTTTTAGTTTTGCGCTTCTTCTTTTTAGGTCTACCGACCTTGCTTCCATAAGTACCTTTACCTTGTGGCATGATAATTACCTCTTAGTCAAAAACTGGTCGCCAATGATGATTACAGTTATAACCACCTCTTACTACAAATGGGTTGCCTTCTATCTTACCTGCAAAGTCGCCTTCCCATTCTTTATATATTTCTTCTTCAGTGTAAACCTTGCCAGCGTGTTCTACACAATGCGGTCTTGATGTTTCTTTAACGCCGCCAAAGTATTTCCACTTCTTAGCACCTGATGCCTTGCCGACAGCTACGTTTATATTAGCATCAAACTGCATTAATGAATCATGTACTTGCTGGCTTGCATATCTTGCCATGCCACCACCTACTGCTTGCTGTACAGCTGCAACACTAGCAGCGAAAGTTGTGCCTGTCAGAGTGCTTTCATATACTTGCTTTGCAATAACGTCAAGATATTCATCGCCAATGTCGGCAAAGCCTTGAAACGATAGTCTCTGTAACTGGCTAATAACACTTGCATCAACATCTATAACATCGCCATAAGTGCCAATCATGCCTATAGCCCTTTGATGCACTGCGCTGTAATCTCTAATGATGCCATCTATTTCAGTTAAGTATTCATCCCTAATTATTGCTCTTAACTCAGGTCTAGCATTTACAGCCCATTCTAAATCAAATAGCTGCCCATCTTGTAATGGTGCAGTGGCAACATAATCAATAATTCTGCGCTCTAGCGCAACCAGTGCGCTTGCTAATCTTCTTTGATGCCGTTCTGCTAAATTATCAACATAATCAGCATGGTCAGTATCAGCCGCCATCGACTACTGTCTCATCAAAGTTGCCAATACGCTGTGTACCAGCCTCAATCTCAGTATGCGCCTTAACTAATTCTTCATCATCTAAGATTAGGTCAGCAATCTTCTTGTCAATCTGTTGCGATAAGGTTTCTGACTGTACACCTGTCGCTCTCATCTGCTGTAAGAATAACAATTCTTTGTCATAGTCTCTTAGGTCAAACGCATCAGGGTAAAAAACTTCTACGTCATTAGTAACGCCCTGCCATTGACAGAACAGGTCGAATATTTGTTCCTCTGCTAACTCTAATATATCTGCTTTTTCAGCTAGCTTGGCGTTAAGCATTTGAAACTCTGTCTGCATAGCTACGCCAGACTGCGTCATTGCTTCTGTGCCACGCACTGCGCCCATATGAGCCATACGATTAATTGATTCAACCTTATCCTGTATAGACTTCATAACAGCATCAAGGTTAGCACCGCTTGGTTGCATCTGGTAAGGTTTTAACGCGCCATCCATATCATCAGGTAGGTTAATAATTGCACCAGCACCAGCACTAGCATCAGTCTCATAAGTCTTAACCAATGTAGGATGATTACTAATTCTGATTAGCTGTTCTACTTCTGATAACTCTTGATAAATAGCCTTTTGCATATAAGCAACATCACAAATATCGCTTGTGCCAATACCGCGTAAAGGTGAGCGATTAGCAGGTAAAAATATTGCTGGTATCTTACCTAACACATTGTCTATAGTTTCCATGTGTTGCTCTGCGTTATTAGTCGCTCTCCATGTTTCTATAGTATCTTCACGCCAGACTCGATAATAAACTTCTGTTTCTGTTTCATTTATTCGATCTATAGACTCTCTAACTTTTAAATAAGTCAGCTTAAAGCGACCACTAGGAGTACGCTCATAACGCCAGTCAAATACATTCTCAGGCGTGAACATCGTCATATAAGGTCTTATTTCTTGATCTAGTTCTTCTGCTCTTGTATTAGCATTAGACTGTGGCTTATCAATCATCAACCATACATGACCATATACACTTGACCATACTTGCGCCTGTCGCATAAACGCATCAAAAGATCGACCATCAAGATCAGCATCTTTTAGAAATGGTGCTAGTGATTGGTCATTAGATAGACTGTTAAATGCTCTTGTTGGCGGTACGCGCCAAAGAAAACTGCTGTAAATATGAACAATGTTTTTACAGTGATTGTCCATCGGAGTAAGGTCTAATCGCCTTGCATATTCATCCTTGTTTTCTGAAATGTAGCTTGTGAGATAGCCACCTTCTTTATATTCTTCTCCACCCATATAGCTTCTTAGATAAAAAGCCCAACGATTAATGTGGTCGTCATATATTGGGTGTGTATCGTCTATTGCGCTGTTATTCATCAAGTCCACCTGATCGGTTGTTCGGTGTTGTATTCGGTTCTAATTGGGAACAGGTATTCTACTAAGTAACCTAGCGCATCGTTCATATGATCGAAGCCATCTTTGTTAGGAATACTTGTACCCTCTTTATATGTCTGTCTCTCTAAACTCTTAATGGTTTGCTTGCACTTAGGGCTTACAAACAAATGTCGCTCACCATCACCTGATAGCAAACGACTATTAACCGCATTGATTCTATCCCTGACCAATGGGTGAGCTTTCTTCGCCTTAACGCTAAATCCTGCGTTTTGTAAGATCGACAAATCAGTCCGACCACCAGCACTTGTCTTGCGCTGTCTTGATGCTGGATCAGGGTAGATAATAATGTTGCGGTCAGGATACCTATCCTTTATTTCTGCAACCATTTCATCTGTGTTTGATCCATACATAACAATTTCATCTATAGCCAGTAAGTCCATGCCATGCCGCAAGCATATAACTGCACTCATTGGGTCTAAGTTGAAATCCATACCAATGTGTAGTGTACCACCATTATCATCTATATTAACAACTGATAGTTCTCTACTAAATGCATAATATATCAAACCGCTATAAGTAACAAATTCTGCACAATATTCTTGCTTAAATGTGCGTTCATCTAAGTCATTTCTAGCTTGTTCAATTTCTTCTGGGGGTACATTGCCGCCATCAATCGTTGTGTATTGATAGCTTTGCCAATTATCTTTGCCAGTTAAGCCTGAACCCCATAAGTCATAAAAATGGTTTCTGCCTTTAGGCGTACCGATAAACAATGCATGACCTTGCCTATCTGATAAAGATGGTCTTATAACTTCATTCCATGTTTCAGGTCGCATATCTGCAAACTCATCTAACACCACAAAGTCTAATGCTCTACCTCGTAAGTTGTTAGGCTTCTCTGCACCTTTTAGGCTTATAACACTACCATTAATTAACTTTAGTGTAAGCGCAGTTTCGTTAGACTTATCTATGTATTCATCAGGTATAGTGTGTAACAACATATCCCACGCAATCTCTTTTGCAGAGCCGTAAGTAGGTGCTATATACCAAACATTTCTCTTATTGCCGCCAATAGCCGCCCTTAGTATCTCAATAGTAGATAAAAAGGTTTTACCAAATCTACGCCCAGCAACTACAGTCCTGAAACGCGCCTTAGATGAAAAAATATCACTCTGCGGTGCTGTCAGTTGCATTATTTAAAACTATATTTAATGGCGGTATTTCTAATGGCTCTTGCTGTTCTTCTTTCCAGCCGCCCTGCGTTTTTAAGTAAAAGATATTGGCTGACACATTACCTGCTTTAGCTAGTTGTACTAGGTTACTACCCATACTGGCTATTTGCTTAACTTTGCCCTTTTTATATGCGGTATTTACTTCTGGTTGTCGCTTCTCTACTTCTCTAAGCGTTTTCTCTGTTATACCGAAATAATCAGCTACTTGGCTTTTATTAAGTACAGCAGATAGTGCCTGTAGTTCTATGATCTGTTGATCAGTAAATACTACTGGTGGTCTGCCGCCCCCTTCGCCCTGCTTGCCATTCTTCATTTAACAGCCTTTAGTTCGCCTAAGTTAGCATCTGCAAAATCTGCCTTGCGACCATTGATATACATATCGTTAAACTTATCGCCTGTACTTTCAATTACGGCTTCTTGCCCTGTAAAGTCTTGCCACCGCTTAATAATAACATCGCAGTATTTAGGGTCTAGTTCCATCATGTAACAATCTCTGTGGTTCTTTTCGCATGAGATTAAGGTAGAACCTGAACCGCCAAACCCATCATATACTTTCTTTTTGTCTGGCTGGTCTACCATAGCCATATCTATTAACTCAACAGGCTTCATAGTTGGGTGTACAGTATTTCTTTGGCGTTTCATTTCCCATATATCGCCCCTTAAAGTTTTCTGCCCACCAAAATCACCATAATAAAAAATAATTTCGTGCTGTTTAAAATACTTATCTAAATGCTGTGCAGGATTTACCTTATTCCAGACAATCATGGCTTTAGGCTTTCTAGCCATTTCTTCCATAGCTTCTTTAAATAAATGCGCGTACTGCCAACTGCAACAAACATACATAGTTTCGCAACTCATGACTGACTGAATAAGAAAGTCTTTAAAGTCAGCATCAGGCATTTTGTCGTTTTTTATTTTGTCTCGCTTGTCGCTAACACCCTGATAATCGATGTTATAAGGTGGATCAGTAAACACCATATCGGCTTTGTTACCTGCCATCAGCTTATCTACTGCATCTATACTTGTAGAGTCGCCACACATTAGCCTGTGGTTGCCTAATATCCAAACATCACCCTCTACAGTAACAGGGTCATCTTCTACATCAGGAACGCTATCTTCATCAGTT